AGCAGCTGCTCGAAATCCAGGCCATCTATGCCTCGCACCTGCGCGGCGACAAGATCGACATCGACGCCATCGAGGCCCGCCTGGGTCGCCCGCTGGCCAGCGAGCAGCAGGATTACCAGATCCGTCAGGGCGGCGTGGCCGTGCTGACGCTGGACGGCGTGATGGCGCCGAAGGCAAATATGTTCAGCCGCATCAGCGGCGGAATCTCTACCCAGATGGCCGGGATGCAGATCGAAAGTGCCATTGCCGACCCGCGCATCAAAGCGATGGTGCTGGCGATTGACTCGCCCGGCGGCTCCGTGTTCGGCACGCCTGAGCTGGGTGCCACGGTGCGCGAACTGGCTGCCATCAAGCCCATCGTGACCGTGAGCGAGGCCACACTGGCCAGCGCCGCATATTGGGTGGGCAGCGCGGCCAATGCCGTGTACATCAGCGGCCCGACAGTGCAGGTCGGCAGCATTGGCGTGGTAGCCAACCACAACTACGACCCGCAGGCCAAGGGCACCACCACCGAAATCACCGCCGGGAAATACAAGCGCATTGCCAGCGCCACCGGCCCGCTGTCTGAAGAGGGTAAGGCCTATATGCAAGGCCAGGTCGATCACCTCTACAGCGTGTTTGTCGATGCCGTCGCTGCCAATCGCGGCGCCAGCACCGGCGACGTGCTCGCGCAAATGGCTGACGGCCGTGTGTTCATTGGCCAGCAGGCCATTGATCGTGGCCTGGTGGACGGTTATTCCACTGTGGACTCGATGGTGGAGCAACTGGCTACCAATCCCGACAAGTTCACTACGCGCCGCAAAGCCGTTTTTGCGCTGGGCGGCCTACCACCAAAGCCTGCCATCGCGCCGGCCAACTCCAATTTCAACCCTGAACCACCGAAAGGCTCCGCTATGGACCGTGCCACCCTGGAGCAGCAGCACCCCGCGCTGTTTGCTCAACTCAAAACCGAATTTTCTGCCAGTGCCCAGGCCGCCGGTGCTGCTGCTGAACGCCAGCGCATTGCCGACGTGCGCGGCCAGTCGCTGTCCGGGCATGAAGCCCTGATTGAGCAGCTGGCAACCGACGGCAAGACCACCGGCGCCGAAGCCGCCGTAGCCGTCCTGGCTGCTGAGCGCGTGCGCATGAACGGCGCCGCCGCCGCGCACTTTGCCGACGCGCCGCCAGCCGCTAAGCATGCTGCTGCCCCGGTTGATACACCTGAAAAGCCAACTGCCCGCTCGGTGGCAGAGAGTGCGCTGGCCCTGTTTAACGGCATCAAAGGAGCCTAAGAATGTCAGCCACTGCACTTTTTAAAATCGACAGCTACAGCCCAGATGAGCTGGTGGTTAACCCCGAGCTGCTGCTCAGTGAACCTGCCATTTTGCTGGCTGGCCAAAACCTCAAGCGCGGTGCGCTGCTGGGCAAAATCACTGCGAGCGGAAAGTCGGTTCTGTCACTCGCAGCCGCTACCGATGGTTCGGAAGTGCCCTATTCCATCCTGGTGGACGACACCGATGCAACCGATGGCGACAAGGCAACGATCACTTACACCCGGGGCGACTTTGTGGCTGATTCCGTGATTTACGGCGCAGGCCACACCCGTGCCAGCGTTGCTGCTGGCCTCAAGGCAATGGCCATTTACCTCATCACCGCACTGGGAGGTGCATAAATCATGGATATTTTCAGCACTGACGTTTTGGTCGAAATTGTGCGCAGCTTGAAGTTGCCAGCAGCTGGTTTTGCTGCCCGCTATTTCACAAGCACTGCGCAGAGCGAGGTCGAGCAAATTCACTTTGACATCGAAAACAAAACCCGCCGGATGGCGCCGTTCGTTTCGCCGCTGGTGGCGGGTAAGGTGGTCAAGAGCCACGGTTTCCAGACCTCCACCTTCAAGCCCGCTTATGTCAAGGACAAGCGCATCTTTTCGCCAAATCGGGCTTTGAAGCGTGCAATGGGTGAAACCATCGGTGGTGGCCAGTACAGCATGGCCGAGCGCATGCAAATGCTGCTGGTATCTGATCTGCAGGACCAGATCGAAATGCTGGAGCGCCGCAGTGAATGGATGGCTGTCAAGGCCATGATGGATGGTAAGGTTGTCGTGTCCAGCCCGGATTACCCAGCGGTGGAGGTCGATTTTGGCCGCAAGGCTGAGCACACCGTCACCAAGCCTGCTGGCAGCCTGTGGAGCGACACTGGCATCAATCCGCTGGACGACCTGCAGGACTGGTCGGACACGATGGTTAAAAGCACCGGTGTGGCCCTGACCGATGTGACGATGGACATTGATACCTGGAAGGTCTTCCGCAAGCACGCTGAAGTCAAGAGCCGCCTGGATCGCTACCGGGGCAACTCGACGATGACGCAGGACGCGCATCAAAAAGAAGGCATGGTGTTCCAGGGCATGGTGGACCAGTTCGCCATCTACACCTACAGCGGCTGGTATGTGGACCCAGAAACCAGCGAAGAAACCCCATTCTTGCCAGCTGGAACGGTGATTGGCGCTGCTGGCGATATGGTCGAAGGTGTTCGCCACTACGGCGCCATCCTGGACCACGACAGCCTGACCTCTGTGCCTTACTTCGCCAAGAGCTGGCTTGAAGACGACCCATCTGCTCGTTTCCTGCTCATGCAGTCGGCGCCGCTGCTGGTGCCGTATCGCATCAATGCCACGTTCCGCGCCAAGGTGCTGTAACCGCCATGCTTGACTTGTACGCCGACCTGGCAGCCGTGTTCTTCGGCCCGGACTTTGCCGCGCCCTACACCCGGCGCCGCCCTGGTGCTGCCGATATCACCATCATGCTGGTGACGGGCGCAGTGGATGAAAAGGCGCTGGACGGGCGCGCCATGTCGGCGGTGCGCGTGGCCCACTTTGCAGCTGGCCAGGACGTACTGGCCGGTGACAAGCTGCTGGCCCAGCAGGCCAGCCCTGACGCGCCAGCCGGGACCGCTTACCGGGTGCTGGATGCGCCAGCCCGGCTGAACGATGGCCTCGAAATAGAGGTGCTGCTGGGCAGCGCAAGCGCATGAGCGCCGCGCCCGACATCCTGCCGCAAGGCGCACCCTTTGCCATCGGTGAAGCGGTGGTGGCCGCGCTGCGTGCTGCGCCGGATCTGGCTGGCGTGCTGGTGCGCGATAACCCGGTGCGCGCATCTGACCTGGCCGACGGCGAACGGGTGGTGTTTTATGAGGATGCCACCGACAGCTTTCGAGAGCAGCCAGGGCAGCTGCAAAAGCGCGTCTTTACCTTCACCGTCGGCGTCATCCACCGCAGCGATGCGCCCCGGCTCGGCGCGCACCGAGACTACCGCGCCGCCAAGCGGGCTGTGCGCTCGGCGCTGGCGGGCCTGCCCCCAACTCTGCGCACCGGTGCGCTGACTGAAGGCGATGTGAGCTACCGCCTGGAAAACATCGATGTCGGGGGCAGCCTGGTGCTGGGCAGCTTCAGCGTCGAGTACCGCGACCCGAATTAACACCGTGTCGTTTTTTTTGTGACCTACGGGCCGCTTGCATTGTGCAGCGGCCTTTTTTTTGATTGGACTCTCATGTCTCAAATTGCACCTGCCATTCTTGGATCTGGCGAAGTTCGCTTCGATATTTTTGATCCTGATACCCAGACCTGGGGCGGCCTGGGCGACACGATGGACGCCGACAAGTTCGAGATCACACCGGACTCTGACATCAAGGAAAAGACGACCAAAAGCCGTGCCGCTTATGGCCAGGCGATTGCCACCGTCATCATCGGTAAGCCAACCAAAATCGCCATCACGATTTCGGCAGCGTCCAAAGACGCTATGGCCCTGCAGTTCCAGGGCGTTGTGCGCGAAGACTCCCAGGGCGCCGGTGCCATCGCCGACACAGTGATTGCAAAACTGGACAAATGGGTAAAGCTGTCCATGCGCAACGTGGTCGAAGCTGGCTTTGCTGTGAAAGACACGACAGGCACCACGACTTATGTCAAGGGCACCGATTACGCCGTCAATTACCTGACCGGCGAAATCAAGCCACTGTCCACCGGGGCAATTTCCACCGGCGATGAGCTGCATGTAACGGGTACGGCACAGGCCTACAACGCGACCACGATTGTCGGCGGTGTGCGTCCGCAAATCCGTGTGCGTGCAGTGTTTGAAGGCATCAACAAGGTCAACGGGCAGGAAATTGAGTGTGAAGCCTGGGAGGCCGTGATGGCTACCAAAAAGGGATTTGACTTCCTGGCGAGCGACTTCGCTGGTTTTGATCTCGAAGGAACGCTGGTGGTGCCGCCCGGCAAGACCAACGCCTACGAAGTGCGCTTTCGCAATACCTAAAGCCTGATTTCCTCACCCAGAACAGAATGTCATGGCAGAACCAAAAATCAAGTACGACATCGAGGCGGCCGTCAGCGGAACGGCCAGCGTCGATACCCTCGAAAAGACACTGCGCGGGCTGGCT